ACTTGGAATTGAACAAGCGTATAAGAGTGTTCAAGGGGGGAAGTGCGAAATTACATATCCCCCAAATGATTTGTCAATGTTTAGAAGCGGGAACAAGCGGGGGTGGGGGAACAGCCAATCGCCCTCATGTATTGGTTTCTCCGAAATCGACAAATACGCCGCCCAAATATACAAAAAACATTTCCCAACCCATAAGGAGTACGGTGATGTCTCAAAAATCAACTGGTCAGATACAGAAAATTTTGACCTCCTTGTTGGGGGTTTTCCATGTCAAGCCTTCTCTATTGCCGGAAAACGAGAAGGCTTTGATGATACAAGAGGCACGCTCTTTTTTGAAATCGCTCGGTGCCTCAAGGAAAAACACCCACGCCTTTTACTTCTTGAAAACGTTAAAGGGCTTTTATCTCACAACAAGGGGAAAACTTTCGGAGTTATCCTCAATACATTGGATGAACTTGGGTATGACCTCCAATGGCAAGTGCTTAACAGTAAAAACTTCGGAGTCCCACAGAATAGGGAAAGAGTGTTCATTGTCGGACATCTTAGAGGAACAAGTAGACCAGAGGTATTTCCTATCAGAGAAAATGATAAAGAGGTTGAAAAAAGACTTAATAAAGAATTTCAGCAAGTTGCATGTGCCTGTAGAGCAAGAGATTATGCCAACTGGAAAGGAAATTTTGTAGGTTCATTGACCGGTGGTGGGCATAGTGGGGGATTACATTCCGATATGGATGCTATACAAGAAGAAATAGGTATCAGACGACTCACCCCCACAGAATGTGAACGACTTCAAGGATTTCCTGATGGATGGGCAGAGGGAGTGAGTGACACTCAACGATATAAGTGTTTAGGCAATGCTGTGACAATTAATGTGGTTGAGGCTATTATTGAAAGATTGATATGAAGTCACTCTGTATAGCAATCATAATCTATTGTGTAGTAAGAATTTATATTCTTGTTAAACGAATTGCGAAGGGGAAAAGATGAAGCGAGCACCACATATCAAAATGACAGAGAGACAATACAAAAAAACTAAAAGGAAACAATTTAGAGTTGCACGTAAAGCGTTAAATGACCTTAATCGAGTGGCGTGTTTTCTTCCTGATACGGCAGGGTGGAAAATTTTAAATGCTTTGAATTTGATAGACAGAGCATATCAAATATGTAAACCTTGGTGGAAGAAGGCATAAAGTGAAGGGGAATAAAAATGTATAAATTAGAATGTTATGAATGTAACCATATATGGTATTCAGATGATGAGTTTGATATTTGCCCTGTATGCGGAGAAAACTATGATATAGGAGTTGATGTGGAGGAGGAAGATGATGGTTAACCTATCAGCATCATCAATAGCAACATACAAAGCGTGCCCTTACAGATACTACTATCAGTACATCCTCGGTCTCGTCCCCATCGAAGACACCGATAGTCAACGCATTGGGACTAATTGGCATCGGATTCAGGAGATAGCCAACATGGAACCGGGTGGAGTGTGTGAGTGTGTAGAGGGTGATTATGAGGGCGAGGAGGAAGCAAACCCAACGTGCGTATTATGCGGTGGTAGGGGTTTGTTCCCGGACGATCCGATGGACGCGGTGATAGCCCACCTCAACCAGACCTACGCTACACCACCCCTCTCCAAGACAATAGAGGAGTGGGAGACAGAGAAGATTATCTTACTCTATTCTCTGGTTGGTTATCAGTGGTATTATCAAGACACCGAATACAAAACAGAACAACTTGAACAGAAGTTCGAGATACCATTGAAGTCGCCCATCACTGGCCGTAAACTCCAGGCCAATTTGCGGGGTAAGATAGACCGGGTGTTCGCTGCTGGTTCCAACAGGTTTGTTCACGAATACAAGAGCACCAGTAAGAACATAGACCCAGACTCAACCTATTGGAATCACCTCACTCTTGACACCCAGACCCGGCTCTACACCTATGCTGCTAACCAACTTGGATTGGGGATGTGCGGTGTTCTGTATGATGTGTGGTCTAAGCCCCAGATTAAGCCCAAGAAGCTGACACAGGCTGAAAGCAAGAAGTTCGTGGCTGATGGGGAGTATTGTGGGGAAGGGTTTGAAGTAATGGAACCACCAGAAGAAGTAGGTGGTGGTATCAGAGTGAATGGAGTATCAACCCAAATCGAACCCGGAGCCAAGGAAGGAACTTTCGCCATCCGTGAGACCCCAGAGATGTTTGGAGTCAGGCTCTTGCAGGACATTACAACCAGACCGGAGTTCTACTTCGCCCGTAAAGAGATAGTGCACCACGCTGACGATATCAAAGCGTTTGAGTGGCAGTTGTTTAATATCTACCAGTCCATCAGGCAGATGAGTAGGAATGATTGCTGGTGGAGAAATGAGCACCAGTGTGAAGCTACATTCAAATGCAGCTATATAGATTGGTGCTATAATCATGTTAACATAGGGCCGGATGACGTGCCTGAAGGTTTTAGAAAGGTAGGTAGATGATGGGAGAAAATGACATAAAAGATTTTCTAAAAGGATATGCTGAACTTTTGAAATCAGTAAATATTTCTGACTTAAAACCAGAGGTTTTTCCTCTCACAATGCGAATAAAAATGCCAGCAGGTGGTATTGAGATAAACGATGGGCAGGAGAGGCGTATAGCCTTTGTGTCAATAGATGAGGGTATGGGGCCATCTATGCCAGTCGGTCCTGCTGCTATGTTATTTGCAGGAATGTTCGTTGATCTAACAAATGCTTATTATAAATATACGACAGGAGATAAATAATGCAAAGACCAACTAAACCATCACCCCGGCCCAGTGCTGGCCGGGCTAAACAGTTCTCAAAGAAACAATGGGACGGCAGTAAATCAGGTGAAAAAATATTAATATACGGGGAAACTGGAATGGGCAAGACCACTCTTGCGTCTATGGCCCCTAACCCGGTGTTCATTGGTCTCGATGACGGTGGACGTAAGATACGCCACCCCAAGACAGGTGAGTTGCTGTGGCGAATAGAGGATGCAAACGGTAACGGGCCGGAAACATTTGAAGATGTCCGTGTAGCACTTGATACTTGTTTAACTCTGGATTGTGATACTGTTGTGATTGATACAATTACATTATTACAGTCACCAATTGCGGAAGATTATATATTTAGAACGGTACCAACACGGGATGATAAAAATAGAGCCTCAAAAAAAGCTGAAACTATAGAAGATTATGGTTGGGGTAAAGGCTATAAACACTTGTGGGATGCAATGCGGTTGCCAATTTTACCATGTGAAAAGTTGACAAACGTTAATAAGAATATTATTGTTATTGCACAACTGATGTGTCACAAATTGTATAATGACGCCGGGCAGGAATATTTGAAAGAAGGCCCACAACTTTATCATAGTGAAAAGAATTGGTCAATTCTAAAAACATGGACCGAGTGGGTCGATCATATTTTCAGGATTAGGCCACTTGATAAGCGTGTGTTAAAGGATAATAAAAAGGCTATAAGCAGTACAGAACGTGTGATTGATACTTTTGGTGATAATACGTTCTATGCCAAAAATAGAGGTGATGCATTAGGAGGGCAACCAGTGTCATTCAAAACTAAGGATGATGATTCGTTGTGGACATTACTTTTTAATAAAGGGGAATAACATGGCATGCAAATTCAAAGTAGGTGACAGAGTAGAGATAGTGAGGGATGATATGGATGGTTTTCCATCGGACTTTAAGAAGGGACATAGGGGAAAAGTAATTGCTATAGGCAGGGGTACTGGTTATCCCTATGAGATACAACGTAATGGTGGCCATACCGATTCGTTCGATGCAAGAGAACTCAAACTAATAAAACGAAAGGGGAATAAATGAAATTACCGAAAATTTTATATGCAAAAATAGAACATGAGAGAGAACCAGCAGATGATTTCATAATAGCTTCTGGTGACGTTACTGATTTATCAGAACATGAATCTATTGTTAAAATAGGTGTCTATAAGTTAGTAGAAATTAAAAATGCGGTAAATAAAACAGAATTAATCGCTTGAAAGGGGAACTAAGATGGGATTAATTAATCAAATAGGATATTATCATGGCGAAATAGTGGACGGCGGACTCGGCGAATCGAGCGGGGGCTTCCCACAGGAAGTAATAGCTCTAAAAGCACTGGAGGTCTATGATCCCGACAGTGAATCATACCTGCCAGCAGACCCGGAGAACAATGAGATAACATGGTATGGTGTGCTCATTGATTCTAAGGATAAGGAAACCTTGAACTGTAAACAACTCAAGAAGGTGACGGGTTGGGACGGGGCCAGTTTCGTACAACTCGGAGAGATGCCACTTACTGGTCTGCCTATCGCGTTCCGCGTGGAGGAACACACCTATCAGGAAAACACAACTCTCCAGGCTACATGG